AAAAAAAGAATTAATAAAAGAATTAATAGATTGTGATATGGAAGACGACGTTACAGTTTGTATGTCGATGACTCCTGATGGGGGGAGTTATACCGCACATATTAATTATATAGACACACTCGACACACCATGTATTTGCATGCATCCGCATGAATTTCATGCACATACGGACGAAAATCGGAATCCTATTCCTACCACTTTAGAAAATACTTTATGTGGTGTTATGGGCTCACCGACCGATGATGGTTCTTATAAGGAACACTGTGATGATTTTGTAAAAGACGTGGGTGTTGTTTTGGAT